TTGTAATTGACTAACCCTTGAGACCACATTCGGGTCATAAGTCATTGGAGTCCCAGCAGTTTGTCCGCCAAGGGGACCCATGTCGACCCCGGCAGTGACGTCGGGCAGCTTAAATCCAACATTTTGTGCCGTCTGGCCAGAGAGATCGCCCAGATTCACCTGCCCAGCGACTGCATCCGCTCCAGCAACAGGTGCTCGCCCAATACCTGCGCCTGTGTCTGTAGCAGGAAAGGACTCTGCCGATGGATGGGTCCACGGCTTGGATTCAAGGCCGGTGTCCAGAGTGCCAACAGCCTCTGCGGGCTGCGCGCCTCCGGTAAAGAAGCTTCTTGCCTTGTCCCATTGTCCTGCAATAGTAGTAGGTCCTGTATAGCTGCCTGCCTGAAACGCCTCTGCGCCGCCAAATATTCCTGCTGTGGCACCACCGGCAAGTCCACCAATTACTCCGTTTTTCAATGAGGTCTTGAGGTCATCTCCAGCAAGCAGGGATGAACCTGCGGTGCCGATAAAGCCTGATACCGCTGCAACGCCTACCGTAGAACCAACCCCCATCGCAGTTGCAGCAGCTGGTCCAAGGAAAAAGGCCAGTGCCAATGTGGTAACAATTCGTCCCACCTTGGATCGGATGAATTTCTTGACGGCTCGGGCAACCTTCGAGAAGAGTTTCTTGACCGCTTTAAAAGGATTAAAAAACTCAGGCAATCCAGTGCTTGGATTGATCGTGCCGCTGCCGCCCATCTGACGTAGCATTCTGGCTTCAGGAGGGGATATGTGCGCCAGCATCGTGTCGCCATAGCGACCTTCCTGCGACATAGCTGCTGCCATGGGGTTTAAAGTGGCCAATCCTCCGCCTGCAAAGCCTTGGGGAGGAAGGGGACTGCCGCTTGTCGCACGAATCTCGTCAACTGCCAGATTCAACGCACCAAAAAATTCAGGGTCGAAAGAAGGAGGAAGCAGGTCTTCGGGAGCGCCTTGCGCCAGATACTTGGCACGAATCTCGGGGTATCGCTCTGGAGCGGCGAGCACTTCGTCCACCAGTTGATTCAGCATATCGAGTGCTTCAGGAGGCAATTGCGCGTCCCGCAGCTCCGTCTTGAACTCGGCCACAGCAAGAGGATCAGCCTCAGATGCCGCACTCAACAGGTCTTCAGCAAACTCGGACGGCGGAATCTCCTGCCGCATCTGCTCAAAAACAGCGACGTTTTCAGGTGTTATTTCTTCAGCAGGCCCACTTGGAGCCTGTGCAGCGGTTTGAGAAGGGAGTCCCGCTATTCCCGGCATCGCATCAGCCATGTTAATTACCTTTATTTTGGAGCCTCATAGGGCTGCGCGCCGGGAAGACGCGAAAGTGTTGCTATTATCGAAAAAACGTCACGTCCTGTCCACTTCAAGATAAGATAAATAAAAATGAACAGTTGCCGCCGAAGACAGCACCCTTAGCGTGTCTCCGCTTTCCAGCACAACAGGCACCCCGCCAAAAATATCAACAGAGGAATTTGTTGTAAGAGCCTGTTCTTTATACAAATACAAATCCGTCGTCGTACCGCTGTCGTTTTGGATCACCGTGATGTTGCTTGATCCAGCGTTCGCGTTCGTAACACGAAGGCTTTTCAGGATCGCCGTAGTGGCAGCAGGCACAGTATACACTGTCGTTTCAGTCGCTGCTGAAGGAACCAGATTTGCCTGTAAAAATTTATCTGCCATCTAAACCCCGAACCAGCTCCGGCCATTGGCCTTGTTTTCACTGACATACGAGGTGTAGGCCGTATTCAACTGCAAAATCACCTGTTCGAGTGATCTTACCAGCTGGTTGAATTGTTCTGCGTTGTACTCTGAACCGCTTACACTGGGTAAACGAACATTGGTTATTTTGCTCATCTCAATCCGTCCGGTTGAATGTCCACGCGCAACGTGCCGTAGCGCCAATCAGTGTCTACAGCGCTGCTGATTATTTTTAGAGAAATCTGCCTGCCACGCGCTCTGGTGTCAATTTTTTCGGTTGTCGGGGTAACAGTGTAAGGGTCCAGCGAACTGGTTGTCGCAGAAGCCTGCGGGTAAGGCCGCAGGAAAAGATTTACGGTCACATCGCCCAGTGGTCCTTAAAATCTGGAATAAACCGCTTCATGTACATCATGTCATCCCCGTCGCCAATGTCAAAATATCCCGACGTGACGTAAGCAGAAATAGCTTGGCCTGCGGCGTTGATGCCTTTTTCCTGCTCATAGACCTGAGCACGCCCTGCCGTAAGTCCGTAAATTGTTGATATTGTGGTTTCTGTGCCGTTAGGATCGTAATCGGCTGCCAATGGCTGATCGAATGCCCCGTAATCCTGCCATGCCGTGCGCGACAACGTACCAATTGCCCATGTGTCTTCCACGTAATTATAGGTCACACAGCGATCAACATAATCGCTATTATAACTGCAATAGAACCACGTCACTTCATTAAATTGACTATTCAACCCTGCAGTTATTTTGGCTTTCTGGGTCAGGTTTATGTCTTCATAAACGTAATCCTGCACAGTGGAAGGCAGCTTTTTTACCGTACCATCAAACACATAGAACGCCTCAATTCCCATCCAGAAAGTAACGCCATTCACGTCTATTGCAGCATGGGGTCCGCTACATCCACAACTGGCTCCAAGCTGACTGAACCCAAAGGTGTAGGGAGGGCCGATAAACTGCATCCCATGAAGAGAGGTGTCCGTAAGAATAAGAATCTGGCCACGCGCTCTAACCGCAGTGACTATCTCATTACCATCCGCCAAGCGCTGGCCGCCTGCCGTATTGGTAGCGGTCGCCGTAAATGTATTAATGTCCTCTTGATCGGAAAACCTGACAAACATCGGGTCCTGTGTCGCCGCATCGCCAATAGTGGTTTCAGTGCCAAAAAGCACGAGATGGCGGTCAGGAGTTGACACAAGCGCGTATTTACTTGCTGTAGGCGCATTCGTGACTATCGTAGCGCGCACGCTAGTCCCCGCAGAAAGGTCCCACCTGTAGGTGCTTCCTCTGGGCGTCAGCTGGCAAATCATGTCCTCGCCGAACGTATCAAATTGCCAGATAGGTGTGGAAAGCTCGATTCCCGTAACGCCAACGCGAGGGGTGCCCCATGTTGATTCTCCCCACGTGCCTGTGCCCCAGCCAAAATCAAAAAAGCTGACGTCAGCGCCTGTGTTTATCTGATAAGACCCTACAACTGAAGCGCCGCCGTTGCCAGTATCCGAGCTGTCTGCATTGAGCGGTGCAGTGATGGTGTAGGTGTTGGCACTTAACACCTCGGTGATTTCATATTCACTGTTAAGAACTGCTGATGTGATCACGCCTCCCAGCGACACAGCGCCTGAAAAAGTGACAAAATCCCCCGTGTAGGCGCCATGTGCTGTGTCTGTCACTGTAATCGTGGGCGATCCCGTTGATGCCGCAAAAGTTATTGCTCCTGCAGCCGTAGTTTCGCGCAGAGGCGTAATATCAGACCAGCGCCGCCTGTGTTGACATACAGTTTTTTGTGAGTACCTAAAACTACATACGGGATGCCAGTAAGGCTGGTCCAAGCCATAATATCGGAAGGCCTTCCAACCAGAAAAACTGAGCCAGAATCTGTAAATTCTTCCCAACCCCCTATTTTTTCTGGCAAACCATAGCGGAACCGCACGTTATCGCAATCCGTCCAACCCCCTTCTGCCCCGTACTCGGTGTTTTGCTTATCGATTCCGGGCGTCAATGCCAGTTTAAAAAAAGCCATTTTTATCCTATGTATGTCCCGGTTTTAATCATGTCAGTTACTTCTATCGCTCGGCCTTTTACTTGTTTTGCCCACCGGGAATCAAGAAATTCGAGGGCAGCTTGGTCATGATCGCCCATCTCCATATGCCCAATAGCTTTTTTAAAACTTGCAAAACGCGCCCTGCCAAGATTGAAGTGCAGATTTATAATCGCGTCACGCCTTGCGCCTTCCTCAAGCTCATTAAACCACGTATATTCTCTGCTTAATTCCTTGATCGTGCGCTCAATGTCATTCTGAAGCATAAAGTCGATTTCGTCATCACTAATCCCGATACCCTTGTTAATT